TTAAGAAGAATTGAATATAGAGATCAGCAAAGTGGCAAGCACTTTAGCTTTCTCAGCAATAACTTTCATTTAGCCGCCTCCACCATTGCGGCGATTTATAAAGATCGTTGGAAAGTTGAGCTGTTCTTTAAAGCGATTAAGCAGAATCTCAAATTAAAAGCGTTTCTAGGTGAATACAGATAAGATAATTAATACAGAATATTGAGATAATTGTGGGATTGAGTGGGATATACCGAAACAGAGTGGGATGAGTTTTGAAATACCTTTGCAACTGGTGAAATGATTGGGCGGGCTATAAACCCGCCTTTTTTAATTTGCAAACAGATCATAATTTCGATCTTCATGATTTGGTCTTTTTTCAGTTGCGCTAAGAATTGTACGAATTGATCTTAACGTGAGGCCAAAGTGGCGCGCAAGCTTTGGTTTATTTTTTTCTTTCTGAGCATATTCGCGTACCGCCTTATTTCGCATAGCGATAGTTATTGGCGTTCCCATAGGGATTTCAATGTTCGCACCACCAAGTTGTTCTGAGAGCTGCTTAAGTGAGCCTAGACCAATGATATGAGTAATGTCGTGATTGATTTTTAAGGCGTGCTTATTCGGTACAAATACACTTGTACCGCCATAGGTATGAATTAAATTTAAGGACGCTTCTACGCCAATAAGCTTGGCAATAAATGCAAAATTCTTAGGCATTAAGTTGATGATTTCTTCATCAGAAAAGACTTGGGGCGCATCTGTGATATGCGGACGATAAGCCATAGTTTTACCTCACAAAATACTATGTTATAGTTGCTTAAATCGTCCGTCGCGGGATGGTTGGTGGATTCTGAAAAGCTCATGATTGCAGTCATGAGCTTTTCTTTTTTATGCTGGATCTATGCGCTCTACACCGCTTCGTTTGCACCATTGGCGTAGATGCGTAATGATCATGTCGGCATTCTTGGTGCTTAAAAACTGAAGAGCACTTACTCCAACTTTCTTCTCTACAAATTTAGCCAGAGCTTTCTCGCTACCATTACGTACTTGACCTGCCTGATGTAGCTGGAGCCACAAGTGGCGTATTAGTTTACTTTTGGCATCATCAGCTAGATTGCTAACACCAGTCTTTTCCTTTGATTCAATCGTAAAACCCAGCTGTTTAAGACGATTTAGAACTGCATCAAGCTGTTGGATATTCATGTCTTTAGAACTGGTTTTACCTGTACAGCTTTCAAGCACTTAACGGTAAAGCTCATCATCAAGACCAAGTTGAGTTTTACCGACATGAATGAGCTGAATAAGCTTGGATTTTTTATTGAATTTCATCAATACACTCCTTGTTTAACGCATCAATCCAGTCCTCAGCATTCAGCATGTGACGTATCGCATTTTTAACTTTTTCATTCGCTCTATTAGCATAAACTTGAGCTGTTAAACCCTTTTGAATTTCTGTTTGGCAGTTGCGTAGCTCTGCAATAGCATCTCGAATCTCATCTAGTGCAACAGCTGAGGTTTTTTGGAATAACTTACTCATATCAAACTCCAGCCATTGCTTGCAGCAAACCACCAATAGCGCAAAATGCCAAAGATATGGTTGCCACGGATTTAATGGTTAAAGCACGTTTGGTAAATACAGTATTTCCCTTGTTAGAGCGTGCAACCCAATAACTTTTCGTTAGATAAAAACAAGTATAAAGCCCTAGAAAAAATACTGATAAATAGGCTATTACAAATAACCAATTTAGAACTAGGCTCATGTGACCTCCTTCAGGCTTTGCATTAAAGGATCTTCTAGTTCAGCTTTAAGTTTTTTAAGCAACTCAAGGCTGTAGTTATATGTTCCTGACACCATTTGGATTTCAATCGAAACGCCAGATTCATCAAGTGAAAGGCCGTCTGGAATATTCATAGATGAGTCATCAAACTGCTTTTGAAGCTCATTAATTAAAAGATCCACAGCGCCTATTTTAAGATTTAATGGGTTTTCAATTTTTTCAATCATTAAAGAGTCTCCACCTTAAAATCTTCAACATAAAGTTCTTCTAATTTGTAAAAAGATTGGTTTTCAGAATTTTCAATACTGCCGTTTCTCCATGACGGGTAAATCACGCCAAATACATCGTTGTTGCAAGTAGCATCCCCCGCAAGAACCAACCGTGCTGCGGTTTTATAGATATCGTCTGAGTTTTTAACTTCAAACCCGCAATAATTAACATCATCTATATCCTTGGTTGTTGGATTCGCTGCCCATTCTGGAAGCTCAATCTCAACTTGAGCTTCAATAGTAATTGTTACTAATTTTTTAATTCCCATATTCTTCCTCGCTGCTCGTCAGTACCAAATCACGACATTTGGTAGACACAGGCACGGATGCCTGTGTTTCGCTTATGCTTCTAGATAAGTTTTCATAGCCTCATCAATTGCATCGCGATGTGTAAAATCTTGGGCAATAACTTTATCCTCATCGTCATAAACAAAGTATTCGATGCAGTTAGGGCCTGTATTCCACTTCTCAACACGTAAGCGGTTTTGGATTAAAAACTCCAAGCGTTTTGAGTCGGTGGTTATTTCAAATGGGCCTTCTGGTGTATCAATTGAGATTGGGAATTTTCCAAAAAGTGAACCTGCTGTTTTTAGGCCAGCAAGGAACATATTTTTATCTCGACCTGTAATTTCAACCTCATCGGTGGCATCATCACCTTGAAGTTTTACTGCCTTAGCATCTGAATCTGCTGCTCCATTAATGGTGTTAATGCCTGTTTCAAACCAGTTCTTTAAATATTCAATGGTTTTAATAACTGGTGATTCTTCGGCATTTAATTGCTCAATCATGAATTCACCGCCTCTTTAAGTGCTTTACCTGCTTTGAAAGTTGGAACTTTTGATGCAGCAATTTGAATCTCTGCACCTGTTTGAGGATTACGACCAGTACGCGCAGCGCGGTCAGTCACTTTGAATGTGCCGAAGCCTGTTAAAGCAACTTCACCACCCTTAGATAGCTCATCAGTTACAACAGCCTCGAATGCTTGTAGTGCCTCGGCTGCTTTGGCTTGAGTTAATTCAGCACGTTCAGCAATTTGTTTAATAAGTTCAGATTTAGTCATGGTTTTTTCCTTTTAGGGTTGGGGTTTAAACGCTTGCAAAATCAAGCGAAATTGGTTGGTATTTACCGTCTTTATCGCGTTCGTAAAAACGCACATAACTTTTGCTATCAACAATGTTGATGCTGTCGCCAATGGCTTGCATTGCTTTAATCCACTTCGGATCGTCAATCTTGTGGCGACGTAGACCAAGGACGCGACCTGTAGAAATCTTGCCTTCACGGTCAACTTGGAAAGCGTCATTGATCAGGGTTTTGATGTGATCATTTGAACCAACAGACCAAGACTGAATGCATTCATCAATTAAAACTTTGGCTGCCTGAAGGCGCTCATCAAAGCGAATGGAGTCTTGAATTTGACGTACAACTTTGAATTGACCATCGAAGCTATACAGCGTGATATTGCCTTTATTGCCCGCAACATGAGCGCCATATTGTTCAAGCGAAAGGTCAATAAATGCTTCGATATCACCAAAAGCCACAGCCTTAAAATCTTTCAACATTTGACGTGTTGCTTTGACTTTGCCAATCAAGCTGGTGACAACTGCATCACGCTCAACATCAATCGGTTTGATGCTGCTGATTGGTACAAGGCGACCTTTGCTGTCAGCTCGGTAGCCTTCGGGGATTTGGGTTTGTGCGTTCATATTCTTTTTTCCTTATGTTGTTTAAGTGCGTTTGCGTACCAAGACATAATCGTTGCTGATCAACTGGTTTAAGTTCTTGGTGAACTCAGCACGTTTGCGATTTGTCGCTTGCTGTTTAGCCCATTTATCAAAGGCCGCTTGTACAACCTCAAGTTCAAACTTGCCTTTGGTTTCTTCAAAAATTTCAAACTCTGGGTAGTGTTGGTTTAGCTCCGCATACTCTTTGGTTTTCTTGAAAATATGAACAAAGTGCTCAATCTTTCCCTTACAGCGTGAATAACTTAAGTTCATGGCTTTAACCCCTTAAATGCTTCTGCTTTGCTTCAAAATTGGTTTGGCACTGGATGCAACGTGTCACACCACCAAGAGCACGACGTTGTGCTGGAATTTCAGCTCCACAGTCTTCACATTCATGGTTGCTGTGTGCTGTAAATTGCGCGCGTGCATTAATCCTGTCTTGTAAATTCATGGCTTGAAATTCTTCTGCCATATCAGCGAAATCCACCATCACTTCTTCCTTTTCTTAGGCTTGACTGGTGCTGTGATTTCGTAATAAAAACAGCCAAGAACTAAAATAAAAAACCAGAAAACAGCACTGTTAAAATCTTTAGGAACCAACTTGCCCAGCAGTGAAATCTCAATAAGCAAAATCACGTAGCTCACTGCTCGGAACTTATTCACATTGCCGAAAATGCCTTTCCACATACCTAGTACCCCAGCACTGCAATAAATGCAGTGCATACCAGAAAGATATGAATGCTGATCAGCATTGCGGATTTGAGATTGAAAGGCATGGGTTAGACCTCCATCACCAAATCAGCATCGACTACATCTGCACCCAACTCGGCTGCGGCATTCAGTGCACCTGTCAAAAGGTTGGCAACAGCCAGCGGGTATAAAAGGCTTTCACTTTGCTTATTGCGCCCAACATTGCGGGTTAATTTTTCGCAAATAGCGTTTAAGCCAGATGGGTCAATAAATTCAGATAACTCACGATCTGCTGATTTGCATTTGTGCTGGAGGTAGTCAACCAAGGTGGTCTGAGTAAATGGATTCAGTGTGACAATTTCACAGCGCTGCACCACTTCACGGACTTCAGGATTATTTTCAGCAAGCTTATTTTTAAGCTCATCTTGTCCAATCAAAATGATGCTGAGTAATGGGGTAAAACCATTTTCCAACTCAATAAAACGCTTCAAGTGCTTTAAGGTTGGAATGGGTAAGCTGTGTGCTTCCTCGATTATTAAGAGGTGGTGATTTCCCGCCTTGCTTGATTCTTTAAGCAAAGTATGGATTTGACGAAAACGCGCTTCTGGAGAGCGTTTAGCATTGCCACTAGGCGCAAGCGCTGACAGGATAGATTCAGCAATGTGTAGCGCTTTTAAGGTTTTACCCTTGGTGTCATTGTCTTCCATGCCTTGTGGGTAAGGTTCAATCACAATCGTGGGGATACGCTCACGCTCAATGCGGTCATTTAACTCACGACGTAAAGTGGTTTTACCTGCACCAGACTGACCAATAACCGCAATAAAACTGCTATTGCCTTTAGCGGCTTGAAACATTGATTCGCGTACATAATCAATGTCGCTGTTACGGAACATTTCAGTACTTTTACGAATGTTTTCAGCAAAAATGTTTTTAAATAATTTAAACTGCTTTTTAGCTGGTTCTGACAAAGTTTGTTTTCTGAGCAACATAAGTTGTTCTTCCTCCAGTGATGCTGCTTCACCCCTAATCGTTGTTTCGACGCTTGGATTAAGTGGTGAGGTAGCGGTTAATGCTTGATTGATTAAAGTAAGTTCAACACCCGATAAAGTTAGGGTTTCGATCAGTTTTTGCTTTACAGCTTCAGGGTTACGCTTCGGCCATACACCATGTTTCACAATCGCATTCATTGCAGGTGGGCTAATGCTTAAACTCTTCGCAAGCCAAGCCTGTGTAATTTTGTTTTCGTCAAGCAATTGCTGAAGCGTCATATTTATTCTCCAACGACTTTTAATTTAGGTTTATTGCGACCACCTTGGATGCGTTCCACCCAGTGCGGAATATCTTCCTGTGGCACATTGCCGTCCGAATATTCTTTTTTCAGCATGCCCATGTGCTCAGCTGTCCATGCATCCCCAACCAAACCTTTGATCTGTTTTGCGGCCTGAATATAGTTAAGCGGTGGCAACTGATTTTTCTGTTTCTGAATATCCATTTGCTGACCTGCACGTGGTAAATACTCTGGTACATCGTGCTTAGTAATGTGTGCAGTCACATCAATTTGGCCTTGATACGCTGGTATGCGTTTCTTCAGTGCCTTATCAACCTCAGCTTGGGTATTGGCATTGAATGCCTGTTTCATGATGCGATTGCGTGATTCATCAATTTTGCTGTTCGGCATTGATTGAATTTGTTGACCAATCACAGGTGCATCATGAAGCTGACCGAATATGTCCAATTGATCAGGGACGCAGGTGTAAATAACTTGCTCCCCATGCTCATTGGTGGTCAGTACATCAATGTCAGGTGCACGGTATGGATTGACCACAACATCAACTTTTGCACCCACAAAAATGTCTGGGATGTGCTTCACGCTGTAGAATTTTTCGTCATAACCTTTCACTGTATGCTGCACGGTTAGATCACCTTTCACTGTGCGTGTGATTGGTGTGGTGGTGACTAGTTCACGACACAATTCAATTGAGGGTGCAATGCGCAATTGCTCTGGTCGGATCATGTTCCAAACCTGATTACGAGTACGCTTAGTGCGGCTGTGAGTCTTGGTTTCGTTGAACATGATGCGCCATTCATTTGCAAAGGCATTCAGCTCTTCAATGCTGTCTACAGATCTGAAGCTCAGTAACGATTCAAAATTGGTTTCAATCAGATTGTTAGCTTGCTCAACAGAACCTTTGGCACGGCTGTTGTTTGTCGCATGTGCAATAAACTCAACATCCAAACGAGTCATTAAGTTCTTAAACATACCGCTGGTGTTTGCTGTACCTTTATCAACGTAAAGAATGAATGGCACACCGTGCATCGGCTCTTTCAGGCTGCGTTTTTGGATGCAGCTAAAAAAGAAGTTAGTCAGGTTTTCGACATTCTCTGAGCGCCAAAAGTATTCGTGATAAATACTTCCAGAGGTGTGATCGGTTAGTACGTAACGGATCACACGGTCTTTCTCAATCTTCTTAAGATTTGCAGGTTTGTTCTTATAGAACTCACGCTCATCCATGACGTGCAAGCCAGCTTTGTGATTCAGGTAAAACACCACACATACAGAAGCATCAATTTGCCAAACATGGTTTGGGTGCAATGAGCGCTGACGTGTATGTGCTGTTGGCATAGCCAATTGTGCTGGGTGGCACATGTTTTGTTTCATGATGCGGCTGATGGTTGCAGCTGATACACCTGGTGCTTTACCACTATCTTGGGCAACTTCTAATGCCAACTTAATGGACATACGTTTTTTCCCAGTTTTGCTGGCTGCATTGATCACCATACCGCCTACAAGTTCGGCAGCCTCAAGACTGACAATGGTGTTGCCTTTATCTGAGCGAGTCTTACGACCAGAGGTAAAACCAACTTTCGCAAGGCGACGATACAATTCAGCATTGCTGACGGTGAGGTATTCACAAGCACGCTTAATAATTGGCCCGCGCTTACCGTGACCTGCTTCGGTAAGCTCTGCGGCAATTTGGCGCAAATAGTCGATTTCGGCTAAGTTCGGGTTAGTCATTATTATTGTCCTGATGTATCGGTATCAGCTGTTTCTGGGAACATCCAGCTTGGGTTTAAAATCTCTTCAAAGCTGACTTGAGTACCAAGACGCTGCACGTACTGCGCATAGCGTTGGCAAACGGCCACAATAGACTCATCAACACATTCAAACAGTTGTGGTAAATCTTTGCTTTCAGCGATATCCATTACACCGCCAAGGGCATTGATGTAACGGTTAAAAGCCGTCAGAAAAAGGATTGACTCTGTACCCAAAGTTTCCAGTGCTGCTTTTTCCAGTTCTTGTGGTTCAGACTCAGCACGACGTTGAATTTCTGCTGGACTGGTAAGCTTTGTCACTTGCGTGTCCAGCTGATTCACTTTTTCATCTTTCTTTTGAAGAATAGTTTCTAGTGCATCTTTGTCTGCTTTTAACTCTTTGTTTTCAGTCTCAAGCGCATCTTTCTGCTTACGATGCTTTGCTGACATTTCTTCAATCAGATCAATCAAGCTTTCGCGGTCTTCAGCTTTAACAGCTTCGCCCTCAATAATGACTTCACGATCTGCATCATCTAGTTTGCGAAGTTTGCGCAGGTCGCGGTATCCCAGCCCCATGCGTTGACTGGTTTCAAGAAAGTCTTCACCAAATGCTGAAAGGTTTTGGATGTCTTGGTTAATTTTTTCGTAGCTATACCCAATCGCACCGCAAAAATCTTGAAAAGTGGAACAGGTTACATATTTTCCATTGTGGTCTATTAGCTTTAAACCCTTGTATTTCTTAGATTCTTTGATTTCTGCAATAAGCTTAATTTCTGTAACGGTACTAACTTTTTTGAAAAATCCCGTTGCTTTTAGTGCACCAACTTGTTCTGACAGTTGAATTTGTTCTTCTGCAACAGACTGCTGGATTTGCACAAGTTGGTTTTGATCTAATTCAGACATGATCAACCCTCTGATTTAATTTGATGAACACGAGCACTTACACGTTGTATGTGTTCTGAAATTTGAGACTGAGCACGATTAATCTCATCTGAATGAGCATGAGCAATTGCAACAAGCTCACGCCCAAGTGCGTAGTTGCCATCATCCAGTTGAGATGCAAGACCTTCCTGAATGAGGGTTTGCAATGCACGGTGTACTTGGCTCGCACTTTCATTAAGCTCTTTTGCAAGCTCTGAAAGGGTTATGCCTTTGAGGCTTCTGCCTTTGAGTGCTTTAAGCACTTTTAAAATTTTGCCGCCTGATTTGACTGTGCTCACTTACGCCTCCTAAATTAATTAAGCAAACCTAATTCACGACAGCGTTTGCGGCTAGCAGTGATAGAGCTTGGAGATTTATGCCCTGTAAGTTGCTGTAGCTCTGCTCGTGGAAGTTCAGAATGTTCAGCAACAATGGCGAGACGTGGGCGTAGTGTTCGGAAAGCATTTTCATAACTGGCATAACGTTCTGAAAGAAGTTCTTCCATTGTGTCGAATGCAGCTAAAAAGCGTAATTTGACGAGTAAGGCTTTTTTGCCTGTGTAACCCATAACAAGCAACATGAAAGCATTGCGTTGTAGGCGATACATTGGACGTGGTTTTTTCTGCTCATCCAAATATTCAGCCAACGCAAATTTGCGTTCGCTATCTAGGTTTGGGATGAAGTGATTTTCTTCGGCAATCGCTTCAAGTTCAGAAATTTTGATTTCACTCAATGCTCCAATAATGTTTTTTACATCACGCAAAACATCGGTGTGGCGTTTGTTGAATGCTTGTGCTATAGCCAAAGTGTTTGTACAGAGCTGACCTGCTGGATCAAGTTCCACAAGCAAGTCTTTAGGGAATAGATTTAAGTTCATGTTAATGCTCCAGTGCAGGTGTAGCGTAAGCGCGTGTTGGTCGATTTGATTCTGTGACAAGACTTTGCAGGTGTTGCAAGATGATGCGGCTTTTACCACGGCTACCTTTATAGCGTCCGCTCACAACTTGGGTGACATAGTTATAGTCCAATCCTTTCTCCTCTACCCATGATTTAAGGGTCATATAGCCCTGCTTGATTAATGCGTCATGCACGTCATCACGGTTGATAGATGCAGTCATTTGGATTTCCTTTTGTGTGTTAGACTTAACAAGTAATGTTGTAACTTGGTATGCCTAAAATATACGATTGATCGTATATTTAGTCAATAGGATTTTTACGATGAATCGTATGTTTGATGAAAATTGTCATGTTCGGATTAGGGAAGAACGCAAAAAGCTAGGATTAACCCAAGCACAAGCTGCTGAAAAATGCGGAGTAAAAGTTCAACAGTGGAATAGATATGAAAATAATAAATCCGTATTGGATGGTGCTGCTTTAAGGGCTTTTATTTCTATTGGTGCGGATGGTCAGTATATTTTGTCGGGACAGCGTACTAGTATTGATGGGACAGAGGTTACTATTGAGGCTCTGGATGCAATTGATAGATCGGTTGTTAAGCTTATGGCTGAGCGTCAGGCGGAACTTAAGCGGACCATTGATCAGTGCATGAACTACAAAAAATTAATGATGGTTAGATATGTGTTAGATATGAATGATGCGGACTTTGCTGTGTTTAGTGATGGGGTGAAGCGGATGGAGTTTGATGCGCCAGTTGAAAAAGAAAATAAAGTGACGTCTAGTTTTATAAATCAACCTTCTCATACTGGTTCTGGCAACCAATACAATGCGGAAACGCAGAATTTTGACAATAGATCACCTGTTGGTCAAAATATTCAAGGTGATGTAAAAATTAAATCAAAAGGCAAGCACTCTCAGGCTGCTTTTAATATTTCAAATAATGAGAAATAAGCGGTATTTATATGAGTAAAATAAAGATTCAAGCAGAGGGTAAAAACTGTCAAGCAGCATACAACATTAATAATTACGGTGTTTCACGTGTGCATCTACGGGATTTGTGTGATTGGGTCATGATTGGGTCAGGTGTAGTTTTAATATTGTCGGAAGTTTTACTGTTTATGGTTATGCACGATTTTTGGGGTTCTCTGTTGTGCTTAATTTTGTTTGGGTTTGGGATGTTTTTATTTTTTCTCGCTTTCTTTCCGTACCTTTATTTGGAATATGGTTTGAAAAAAATTGATTAGTTGGGTGATTTAAATCACCTGTATTGGCGTCAAAATTTAATTATTTTTAAAGGTGGGGTTATGAAAAAAGCTTTATTGATTGGGTGTGTAATTGCCGTGTCTGGGTGTGATAAGCCTGAAAAAATAGATTCGCCTCAGTCAACAATTAAACAACCTGAAAAAGAATTAACTCAAGAAGAAAAAGATGAGGCATTAGTTCATGAGATTGCAGACGCACCAACTTTGGATGAGGCTTTAAAATTAGCAACCCCTCAATTAGGCAATCAATATCAAAAGAATGAGAGAGTGTCTTTAGGGGCTAATGGTCTGGTTTGGTGGGCAGAAAAAAACTTAACTTGGGATTTGTTGAATAAACTTCAAGGTACGACTTATCTTGAATTTAGGAAAGATTCTTTTCTTGAGGCTGGCAAAAAAATATGTGCAAATGTAAGCGTTAGTGAAATCGAAGCTATTAGAAGCAAAGATTCTGTTCAATATTTTGCCACATTAAAAGATAGAAAGAAAAAAGATCAAATTTATCAAACAGTATTATATAAATCTACGAAAGGGATTAACGAGAACTCTAAAGTAAGGGTTTGCGGTATTGCGTTAGAAAATTTTCAATATAAAAATATCGCAAACAAATACACCAATTCAATTTTCATGGTTGGTTTGTTAGATTTGCCTGAGAATAGATAAAATAATCGGAAGCCCTTCCGTCTGATATAACTAGAATATAAACAGCAGTATGACCTCATCATTTGATGAGGTTTTTTGTTTTGAACACTACCCCTAAAAAATTCGTACTTTCAAAGTTAAGCCTTGGTCGCCTTGAGGGTGTAAACCCTGCATTAGTTAAAGTGGTTAAGCGTGCAATTGAAATCACCCAGCAAGACTTTTTAGTCGTTGAAGGTGTTCGTTCAAAAGAGCAATGCTATATCAACTATGGTAAAGGTCGTACAGCAGCACAATGCATTGCTAAAGGTGTTCCTGCCTCTTATGCCCAGCCCAAACTTGCGAAAGTTACATGGTTGAACAGTCCCCTTGATAGTAAACATGTCACAGGCAAAGCTGTCGATTTGGTTCCATACCCAGTGGACTGGAATGATCTATCCAAATTTGATCAAGTTGCAAAAGCGATGTTTGCAGCAGCCAAAGAATTAGGCGTGTCGATCCGCTGGGGTGCAGACTGGGACAATGATGGGAATTACCGTGAAAAAGGTGAATATGATTCACCTCATTTTGAACTTTAAGGAGGATTTTGAATGCCTATTAAAGTTCAAAATAAACTTGCCCAGTTAGCTAAAGCTGAACGCTATATTGCTAAATTTCAAAAGCTTTCCAGCATTCATGAGTGGTTTTTGACTGAGTGTAATGATCGGTTGGATTACGCATGGAAAGATGGTTATGAGAAAGGTGTGCTTGATGCTAATGCTGCTAAGCAAGCAGATAGTGAGACTGAATCCGAAAAAATCCAACAACTGCGTCTTCAGCTCTCCACCCGTGAAAGTGAACTGGATCAACAGACACTAGAGCTTTCTGAAGCCAAGCGAAAACTATTGGATCAGGCAAAACGTCACCAACAGCGTGTAGATGAGTTTAAAGCTGAAATTGCACAAAAGCCTGAGCCGATTATTGCTGAGCTGGGTTCCTTTACAAATACTGGGTTTGTGGTGGGAAATTGGCGTAATAGCTGGAAGTGGATTAGTAACTGGTGCTTTGGCCTGATTGTTTTCTTCGCAACTACACCTATTCCTCCAGAGCTGCTTGCCGTTTTACCTGAGAACATCCGTTTTTACCTGATTGTGTGGGTTGCGTTCTGCGGTTTCGTTGGGCGTTACATCAATCAGACTAAACCTGTATCGCTTCCACCAATTGATATTGGGGGTGCTGATGTTTGAAACTCTAAAGTTTAACTTTTCAGAAGCTAATTGGATCGTGACAACGATCCTTGGCATTTATATCTGGTTTATCAATAAACAAAGCGCTTCAGCAAAAGAAATGCTGGATTTACGCATGCGTGTAGTTGAACTGGAAAATGCAGTCAAGGATATGCCTTCAAAGGTGGATGTTGAAAATTTGCGTGGGGAATTGAATTCACTGAATAAGCAAATGGACAGTGTACAACATGGTGTACGTCGTATTGAACAATGGCTTATTGACAATAAAAAGTGAGGAATCATGAGCTTTGAAAATCAGCTTAAGGAAGAAATGCGCTTAGTGCTACTTCGCTTACTGAATGAAATGCCATCTTACAGAGGCAATAGTTCAACTTTACATGGTGGACTAGATCGCTGGGGTTTAAGTTTTAGTCGCGATCAAGTTAAGACCGAATTGTATTGGCTAAAGGATCAGGGCTGTTTAAGCATTGAAATGGAAGACCCTGCCGTACTTGTGGTGAAACTGACTGAACGTGGTCAGGAAGTGGCTGAGAACCGTACTCGCATTCCTGGTATTAAACGTCCTTCAGCTTAGGAGGCATGATGTCATCCATTAAAAGATTGCCTGAAGAGCAGCGAAAGTTTATTGAGAAGCTTTTGCGTGAAGATCGCCTAACACTCAATGAAATGCTGGATGAAATTCGGGCCGAGTTCCCTACAGCAACGATTCCAAGTCGTTCAGCATTAGGCCGCTACCATAAGAACTTCGAGGATGAAGCAAGAGAATTTAGAAAAATTGCCGCAGCTTCTGAACATTTGGTCAAAGAGTTTGGGGAAGACCCTGATGATAAAGGCGGCATGTTGTTGGCTCAGGCAGTCCAAGCTGTTGTGACGAAACGTGCGCTCGATGAGTTGACTAATAACGGTGATGATGATGAAAACCCGCAGATGGATATTGCTGATGTGGGTGCATTGGCACGTGCTGCACGTGCGGCCATTATGACCAAAGAAAAAGCCATGGAAAACCGTGCTGAGGTTCGACGTCAAGCACGTGAAGAATTGCTGAAGGAACAGGATGAAAACCTGAAAAAAGCAGCTGCTTCACAAGGTATGGGTGAAGATCAAATTCAATTCTGGCGTGAAAAAGTACTGGGTATTAAATAATGACTGCACTAAAACCTCGGCAAGATACAGTACGGATTATTGACTGGGATGAGCTTCCAGAGCGTGCACGAAATCTGCCTAACAATCTCAACCCATTTGAGGAAGGTGTTTTGATGAAACACCAAGTCGAATGGCTCAAGATTAAGACCGATATTAAGGCATGCCCTAAAGGTCGTCGTACAGGGATTACCTTTGCTGAGAGTTTTGATGCTGTATTTACTGCTGCTGCCAGCAAAGAAGCTGGTGGTATGAGTGTTTACTACATTGGGGATACCAAGGAAAAAGGTCTTGAGTTCATTGGCTACTGTGCCAAGTTTTCTCGTGTTATTGCTGAGGCTCAGGGGCAAATTGTTCAGATTGAAGAATTTCTCTTTGAAGACCAAAATGAGAAAGGTGAAACACGCCAGATCACGGCCTATCGTATTCGTTACGCTAGTGGATTTCAGATCGTTGCTTTATCCAGTCGCCCTGAGAACATTCGTGGTTTACAAGGTAAGGTGGTGATTGATGAGGCAGCCTTTCACCCTAACGTACAAGGCGTGATGGAAGCAGCAACCGCACTATTGATTTGGGGTGGGCGCATCTCGGTCATTAGTTCTCACAATGGTAAGAACAATCCATTCAACCAGTTTGTTAAAGATATTGAAAATGGTGTTTTTGGTGAGGATGCCAAAGTGCATATAGTGACATTTGATGATGCTGTGGCCAATGGTCTATATGAACGTGTGTGCTTCATGCAAGGCGAAGAAGCGACACTTGAGGGTAAGAAAAAGTGGTACACCAAAATCCGTAAAGCATATGGCAGCCGTAAAGCAGCCATGCGAGAAGAATTGGATGCCATTCCACGTGACGGATCGTCAGTATGCTTACCTACACTTTGGGTTGAGCGTGCAATGTCTGAACCACGGACTATTTTACGCTTAGCGCTGGGTGATGACTTTACCGAGTTTACACCTGACGAGCGTGATTCTTATATTGATGATTGGATTCAGCGTTATTTAGAGCCTGAATTGAAAAAGCTAGATCAGCGCAAACAGCACTGTGCTGGGCAGGACTATGCACGTCACCGTGATTTTAGTTTTATTCTACCGTTTTATATTGCTCAAGATTTGCGACGGATTGCACCGTTTGCGATTGAGATGCATAAAGTGCCTTCACGGTTACAGCAAAAAATTCTTTGGTACATGTTGGATCGGCTGCCACGCTTTGGTGGTATTGCGATGGATGCAACAGGTAACGGTGAAACCCTTGCAGAAAATACAGCCGAAAAATATGGTGAACACATGGTGCATCAAATTAAACTCAGCCGTGCTTGGTATGGTTTGTGGACACCAAAATTAGTCACCGCTTTTGAAGAGGATATGATTGATTTACCAATAGATGCAGACCTGAAAAATGACTGCTCTGCGATTGAGGAAGTAGACGGTATTTATATGGTCTCCAAGGCACGTGCCAAGGATATTAAAGACCCTGAGTTATACCGACATGGTGATGGTGCTGTAGCGATGATCTTGGGCTGGTTTGCCAGCTTACATTTATCCAGCCCAATTGAATTTATACCACTGCCATCTGCCAGTGATTTGGAAATGAATCAGGATAGTTATGACGGATGGTTTAGTGAAGCTGGGTGTATTTAAAATTAATGCACTTGGCTGGAAGGCTTTCCGTCTGACTTATACTTATGCAATACCCCACCATAAAGTCACCTTAAAATGAGTGATTTGAAATGAAACATAAGCAAGTACGTGTGATGGTTGAACTGGATGGTGAGTTACAATTTTCACGCTTTCAGGGAGAGAGTGGAAAGTGTGGTCTTCAGTCTTTGGATGTTGATGTTTTATTGGCTGCCAATGAAGCTCTTGAGAATACGTTACTGGAGATTAAGAAATTAATACCTGCTTCAGGGTTGGCACAAGAGGAAAACCTATCAAACATTGAGGTTAAGTTTGGTGATTTTGTTGCCTTTAGTCACACTATGCCAGTTGCTGGTACACCCTCTGGAATTACAACAAAAGATGTACCAACGAATTTAAAAGTTAAAGAGGTATTGGAGTGTGCCTTAGGTCTTGTGAATATCAATCTGAAGTCAAATAGCTAAGACTGTATCGAATATTTGCACGTCCACCACCTAGATCAATCACCACATTCCAAGTCCCTGTATGGGGTACTTCTATGCGAGCTGGGAAATGGGTAAAGTGCCCACCGTAATATTTGAATTGGCGACCAGTGCGGTAATTCTGAAAGTTAGAATTATCCATAAGCATAAAATTACACTGAGTATCACATTCCAAATGTGCAATATCTCCAGTGTGTAGGTATTTTTGCTCATGTAAAAAATTAGCCATTATTTTTCCTTATCGTAAAGAGGTTGAGTTCATATTCATAGCACAAGGTTACCGGAGTTCAAAAAACACATTCATGAATCTTCATGAATGTGTTTTTTACGCTTTTTTTAAAGTTTTGCATAAATGACCCACGCTTGAGCCAAAAGCGCTTAAATCGCAAATCAGGCGGTTTTAAAAATTCTAAAAATAAAAGGAAGTCCTTCCGTCTGATTCACCCCGTTTAAATTGTCTATTGTGATGCAAAATCCACTTTCTATATTTGCATTCACCATGGCTAAAAAAGACCGTTCTCAAAAGAAACAAGACCGCACTGCACTGGAAACATCACAGACCGCAGAAGTTGCTTGGTTGGCAAACCAGTGGCAAGAACATCCTGTTGTGGGGATGACGCCTGTGCGCATGCATCGGCTACTGACCGATGCTGAGCAAGGTAACCTACAAGCCCAAGCAGATTTGTTTTGCGACATGGAAGAGCGTGACGGACATATTTTTTCTGAGATGACCAAACGCAAACAAGCGGTGAATGGTCTGCCGTGGGGAGTAAAACCACCTAAGAATGCCTCTGAGCAAGAAAAGAAAATTGCTGAAGAGGTTTATGAATGGCTGGACGACATTGAAGACTTTGAAATGTTTTTGTTTGAAGCTATGGATGCTGTCGGTCATGGTTACAGTGCGCAAGAAATTAAATGGCATCAATTAGGCGGACTTTGGCTGCCTGAAAGCTTTCAGCACGTCCAACCTCGTTTAATCATGACCCCATACAACCAACCAAATGAATTGCGCCTGAATGATGGCTCACCTGATGGTGCAGAATTTTGGCCTTTTGGCTGGTTTATTCATCGGCATAAAGCCAAGTCAGGCTATGTTTCTCGCTCAGGATTGTTCCGTGTTTTAGCCTGGCCGTTCCTGTTTAAAAATTATGGTGTCAGGGACATCATGGAATTTTTAGAAACCTACGGTCTACCTTCTAAATTGGGTAAATATCCCGCTGGTGCAACGGCTGAAGAAAAAATGACGCTGATGCGTGCAGTGATGAGTATCGGACGTAATGCAGGTGGTATTGTGCCCCAAGGGATGTCGATTGATTTTAATGATGCCACTGATGGTGACACCAACAATCACATGAACCTGGTCAAATGGTGTGAACAAACCCAGTCCAAAATTATTGTGGGTGGCACGTTGCTGTCACAAGCGGATGGCAAGACCAGCACCAATGCGCAAAGTAAAACCCATGAAAATCAGTTTGATGTGATTAATAAATCGGATGCCAAGCAATTGGCTCGTTCAATCAATGACAGCTTGATTACTGCAATGATGCAGTTGAATTATCCGAATATTACACCTGACCGCTATCCAAAATTTTGGTTTGACACCTCTGATACTGAAGACCTTGAGAGCTTCAGTAAATCCTTAGGTGAAATGGTCGATACGGGCATGAAAATCCCACTCACCTGGGCGCATGAACGCGCAGGTATTCCAATGCCTGCGGATGATCAGGAAGCGATTCTGACCCGCGTACCAGCACAGACGCCACAGTTAGCAATCAACAGTTGGCAACCGCACCTACTGGGGAATTTACTGGCCGCCAATTCAGCGCATATTCCACTGGATGAGCAAGCGGTGCAACTCCAGCTGCGCGATCAGGCCAAAGAAGCCCAACAGACTGCTGAACTTTGGATGCAGGACTTAATGGATAAAATCAATGCTGGACAAGATGAAAATGAAATCTTGGCGGTTCTATCTGAGTTGTATCCAACCGATGATGAACCTGTGCTTCAGGAAAAGCTGACTCAGCTGATTTTTGCAGCGGAAGTATTTGGACGCTTAAGCGCCCAGGCGGATGCGGAAAATGGCTAAAACCCCACAACGCCCAGAACTCAATGCATTGTTTGAAATGCCCCCACAGGATGCAATTGACTACCTGAAAGCCAAGGGTTTTAAAATTGGTTGGGATTGGCATGAAACATTGAATGAGGCACACAGTCGAGCCTTTACCGTTGCTAAAGTTGCTCGCATTGATTTACTTCAGGATATTCGTAAATCTCTGATTGATGCCATGCAGCAAGGTCAAGGCTTTGAACAATGGAAAGCCAATATCACCCCCACACTTCAGCAAAAAGGCTGGTGGGGAAAGCAAACTGTAGTCAATCCAGTGGGTATGGAACAACCTGTTCAATTGGGGAGTCCACGACGCCTTAAAACCATCTTTGACACCAATATGCACAAGAGCCTTGCTGCTGGGCGATATAAGGCCATGATGGCAACCGTTGAGACCCGTCCAATTTGGGTGTGGGTGCATATTTCAATTTCTAATCCCCGTAAAATTCATTTAGCCCGCAATGGTGAAGCACGTCGTTATGATGATCCTTTTTGGTTATACGCTTATCCTCCCGTAGGATTTGGCTGCCAGTGCAAAGTGATTGCAAGGCGTGACAGTGATATTGAAGATCAAAACTTAAACTTGATTCAGACCCAGCCTGAAGATATTGAGCATCATCAAGTCATTATTGGAAAAAGTAGTTTTACAGGTCAGGATGTTGTTTCTACGCAAACCCGCATTCGCATTAAACAGCAAGACGGTTCTGAGTCTTTCTTAAGTCCAACGCCTGGCTTTAATAGTCATCCAGCTTCAAGCTATCTACTCGATGCTGAACTGAGTAAACGTGCTGTTGATCTGGTGGGTGTGGACAAAGGCACTCAACAAATTCAGCAGATGTTGTTGTCTCGTCCACGTCTTAAAGCACATGAGGCGTTTATTAAAAATTCGCTGAGTGATACACCTGTACAGCATAAAACCAGCACGGTTGCTGTGATGCATACGACTGATATTCAATTTATGGCTGCTCAGAAGCAAGCTTTTGAAAATCCAATCATCACCCTTGGTGATCAACTGTTTTTAGATAAAAGATCGATTTTAGCGGATGCTGAATGGGTGGATTTACCCGGCTTAATTGCGCAGTCATGGCGTGTGCTGTGGGATGAGACAAACAGCCAGCTGTTGTATTGGTTGCCTACTGTTGAGTCACACAGTGCAAATCAAGTGGTTCAGGTCGCAGTGCAATCCAAAAACGGTGTGATGCAAATTGTAGATATTGCAGTTGTTGAGCGTAGTACTGCGGTGGATCAACTGAATTCCAATACATATTTAGCTGTTCGATAGGTGAATGATGAGCATTATGGAGATTCAAAGCCCTGAGCTAATCGCAAAATTAAACCAAGTCGCTGAAGCAATGCAGGATACCTCACCACTGACTGCGGCTATTGCGGGCAGTTTTGTGGCGGTGGTCGATGACAACTTTGCAGCTCAAGGTCGGCCCACTTGGGCTGGACGTAAACCATCCACCATCAAGAGCTATCAGCGTAGAGGCTTGTCTTATGGTGGTGTGCTGCAATTATCAGGTGCTTTAAGATCACGCATCACATCCAGTTCAGATCGGGATAGTGCCAGTATTGGCAGCAATATGCCTTATGCAGCGATTCAGCATTTTGGTGGAACCATTAAACATCCTGGTGGAACGCGCTATCAAAAAGGTGCTCGTCTAGCCAGTTTTAGCAAAAATAGTTTTACAGGCCCGACATCGGGCGTTACGGGTGCACACGACATCAAGATTCAACCTCGTCCATACATGCCGATGGATGAGCATGGATTTTTACAACCTGAAGCGGAAACCGAAATTTTCAAAGAAGTCGATTTCTATTGGAAAAAATTCTTCTAATTTCCTAAAAATAATCGGAAGTCCTTCCGTCTGATCTTTTTATGCAGTTGGTTTTAATCTGACTGCATGAAAAAGAATCTTCTCGCAGCTTCGTGCTCATTCGACTTATCAAATTTATCAGATCACTTTGTATTGATACCTGAAGGTGTTTTTCGTAGTGAGATTGATGGACGTCCTTATGATGCGCCTCATTGGGAACTTACCCCTGAGCGTGGTCATCAAATGGCTGCGGCTTTGAATCAGCGCAAAATTGACATGGTCATTGATTATGAGCACGCCACTTTAAAATCAAAAACCACGGGTAAACCTGCACCTGCTGCGGGATGGCTGAAATCAGCGGGGTTTACCTATGTTGAAGGAGTTGGATTATGTAGCACTGACTTTGAATGGCTCGATAAAGCAAAAACGCATATAGAAGCCAAAGAATATAAATATATTTCCCCAGTCTTTTTGTACACCAAGACGGGCGACATTACCGCTTTAATCAATGTTGCCTTGACCAATACCCCTGCATTAGATCAGCTGCCTGAAGCAAAACTTGCTGCTGCGGCTCAGGAACTTTTTTCCCAAGATTTACCACAACAGGATTCAGAAATGAATGAAGAGTTATTAGAACGCCTGCGCTGGATGTTGAATCTGCCTATCTCAGCAACTGCTGAAGACATTATTGCAGAACTTAATAAGCTTGTAGCGCAGATTCAAGACACCACAGGTGTTGCTGTGGCCGCCAACAGTCAGAACCTATTTGATGCAATTGAAGCTATGAAGCAATTGCAAGTTGCAGCCAACAGTTCAAATGCTGTCGATCCAACCCAGTTTGTACCGATGTCTGTTTATCAAGAAGCAGTTCAACAAGCGGGTCAAGCAAACGCAGCAGCCAAAACCAAAGAAATTGACGATTTGATTGTTGCCGCATGTGGTGATGGCCGTTTGACTGGAGAAGCAACCATCAACTGGTACAAAGCTCAGGCTGCAACCAACCCCGACTTTGTGAAGGCACAGCTTGAAGCTTTACCAAAAATTGCAGCGTTAACACAACAGCAAACCAGTCAAGTCAACCTAGCTGCGAATCATCAGCAGCATCAAGGAAATCAACAAGTCACCGCTGAAACTTTAGCTGTCGGGAATTTAATGGGTGTTGATTGGAGTGAGAATAAATTATGAGCAGTATCTTAAATCAAGATGAACGTCAAACACCTATGCGGGAAATTGGCCTAATTGGTGTTCCTGTAAAGGCTGGTGTGATTCTTTTAGCGGGTTTTGCCGCAGCTGTTGATGCAACAGGTTTTGCTGTTCCAGTCACTCCTGCGACAGGACTGACATTTTTGGGGCGTTACGAAGAAAGCGTGGATAACTCTGCTGGAAGTGATGGCGATGTTTACGTCTTGGTGCGTTATGGCTGTGCCTTTCAATTTGATAACAGTTCAGCAGATCCAGTAACCCAAGCCTCATTTGGCAAGGTGTGTTATTTCGCAGATGGTGAAACAGTTGCTGAGACGGATGCAGGCGCTACTTTGTCTGCTGCTGGTCGTGTAGTTGGTATTGATGAAAATGGAGTATGGATCGAATGAATGTAACTGGCGCAAACTTAAATGCGATTTTCCTGAACTTAAGTAAAGTTTTTAATCAAACTTTTAATGATGTTCCTGTCGAATATACCGACATTGCAATGGTTGTTCCAAGCAATGGGGCTTACATCGATTATCGTTGGTTGGCTAATTTCCCTCAAATGAAGGAATGGGTGGGTAAAAAGCATATTACCAAACTGGCTGAATATGATTACGTCATTCGTAACAAAGACTATGCAGCTACGATTGAAGTCCGTCGTAATGATATTGAAGATGACCAGATGGGCATCTACAAACCACAGGCCGAATCGGCAGCCTGGTCAGCCAAACAACATCCCGATGAATTGGTTTTTGAGGCGGCCAATACAGTATTTACGGCTAAGTGTTATGACGGTCAGCCAATGGTATCTGGAAGCCATAAAGTTGGGAAATTAACCGTTAGTAATAAAGGCACCAAAAAGCTTTCAATTGAAACGCTAGCAAAAGCACAGGCATCCTTTGGCGCTGCACGAACTGCCATGCGTAAATTCAAAGATGAATCTGGCCGTCCTTTAAATATCACGCCAAACGTATTGCTCGTCCCTGCTGCACTTGAAGATATTGCCAACGCTTTAATGACTGTCGACAAACTGGAGGATGGAAAACCTAATCCGTATAAAGGCACTGCAAAAGTTAAAGTTTCAGCGCGTCTTACTGATGACAACGCTTGGTTCTTATTGGATACCACAAAGCCTGTTAAACCATTTGTTTATCAACAACGTAAAAAGCCTGTCTTCGTTCAGCAAACGAATATGGAATCACCATCAGTGTTTATGGAGGGTGTTTTTCACTTTGGTGCGGAAGCTCGCGGTGCTGGTGGTTACGGGTTCTGGCAGACCATTTTCGGTTCGACGGGTACTGTGGATTAATTGGGAGCATAAGCCATGTATGCAACGGTAGAAGCGATGAAGCGTAAGTTTGGTGAAAGTGAGCTAATTCAGCTCACTGAAACTGAACCGCCTTATTTAGATGCAATCAACATGGATAAGCTCAATGCAGCCATGCAGGAAGCCAATAGTGAGATTGATGCCTATGTAGGTAGTCGCTATCCACTACCGTTGCAGCTTATCCCTCCATTTTTGACAGAGATTGGTTGTAACTTGGCGCGTTATTATGCGGTTACAGGTGACCTTTCTGAAAATGATCCGATTAAAAACCGTTATGAATCATCTATTAAAACCCTCACTAAAATTTCCAAGGGAGAACTTACCCTAGGGAGTTCTCCAGCTGGAGAGTCTAAACCGGTTCAAACATCATCCAATAATGTGATGTTTGGTGTAGGCCGCCGAGATTTTGGTAATGAGGGCTGGTAATGCTTGATTTATCTATCATTGAACAAGCCATTAAAGATGTGATGGCACAGCAGATTCGGGACAAAAAATGGCCGTGGATTCGTGAAATTAAAACTTATGGTGGCGAGTTTGATGATGATATTTCCGCGATTATTAAAGCCTTTCCTGCGATTTGGGTGACTTTTGATGGTAGTAAAACGCCTGAAAAAACCAGTGTCAATAAAACCAAGATGCCGATTACTTTTGTGGTGTTGGTTGGCAACCGCTCTGTACGCAATGAAGAATCTCAACGTCATGGTGCTGGCCGTGACATTGGCACATTTCAAATGCTACACCATGTACAGCAATTGCTGACAGGCAATGACCTATCAAGCCAAGGACTGAAAGGCTTAGCGCCTTTGGAGTTGGGTCGAGTTAAAACCATTTTTAACACGTCCACACGCAGCCAGTCATTAAGTGTGCTGGCACAAGAATTTACCACCTCTTACACCATTACTGCTTCAGATCGTGTCCGTGAAGAGGCTGCTGAAGAGGCATGGCTGGAACGTATCAATATTAATTACCATTTTGACCCGAAGGATTTTGGTGTATTCGAATCTGATCTGGTCGAGCTGAAGGAATAATTTTATGCCTATTCAAAAAGGTATTCGAACACCAGGAATGTATACGGACGTCAACATCAATACTCAGCGTACTGGCTTACCTGCAAATACGCATAAAGTATTGTTTGTTACAACAGATACCAAGGTTATGGATCAACCTGTGGCGATTTATGATGCATCCGATGCTGATACTAAAATTGGTGCGGACAGTATTGTTGGCCGTATGATCAAAGCGGCTGTTAAAACCAATCGTCTTGTTGATGTTCAAGCCATTACCTTGGCAATGAATACCACCGATCCACAAGCACCAGTCGCGGATGTGGATGAAACTACAGAAATTATTGCCCCGCTAGGTCATACGATTTTGGCATTAGATAAAGCGCCCTCTGTGGGTGATGATACAGAGGCCTGGGTGGATCACTTGAATTTTGTCAGTGATGCTATTGAACAACGTCCAGTCATTTTGGTTGTGCCATTTTCTGACATTGAAGCAGCTACACTGTTTGCAGCACAAGCGCCTGTTGAAACATGCTATCGCATTGTTGCGGTATGTTATCACGGTGCAACAGGTCAAGAAGCTGAGATTGGTGCGGCTATGGCGGCAGCTTTGGCTGACTCGAATGATCCTGCATTACCATTCAATGGGGTGAATCTCGAAGGTGTTGATGCTGTTGAAGATAAATACAAACTGACCTTTGAACGCCAAGAGCGTGCTTTAAAAGCAGGTGTTTGTATTGTTGCCACTGGTGCAGATGGCACACCTGAAATTGTACGTGCGATTTCTACCTTCCGTAAAAACCCAGATTCGGGTTTGGCTGATGATATTATGCTGGATATTAATGGCGCTCTGGTGGTTGACTACACCCGCCTTGTGATGCGTACAGCAGCATCCAAAGAACGTCGTCGTAAAAATACTGCTCCTGCTCGTCGTAATTTACGTTCAGTGTTTATGGCTGAAGCGATTAAGCTTGAAAAAGCGGAAATTCTTGAAAATGTCACAGCTACTGCCGACCAACTGACCGTGACGCAAGATAATGATGATAAAACCCGTGCCAATGCTGAGATTCCAAGCCATTGGGTTCGGGGTATGCATGTGATTGCCACGAAATTAAACGTGTATTGATTTTAATCACTAGGTTTATCGACCCTAAAAAGACTGCAATTTTGCAGTCTTTTTTAATTTTAAACGGAAATCCTTCCGTCTGATATCCAACCACAAATTGAGAAAAAATAAGCCAACATTAAATTTGAGACTACACAAATGTCTGAAGAAGCAGTTGGCTTTATTATTTTGGGTGTCAATGGTGATGAATATGACTGTGCATCATTTAGCGCCACCAAAACAACAGGCAATCGTCCAATTGCGACGATGAACCGAACCCGTGAAGTTAAATACAAATCAAAAGGACTTCGCACCTATGCACTCACTGTTGCCGTGGTGATTCCTGACGGCAAGGATGAAGTGAATTGGCTTGAAGCTGAAGACGTGCGCTTAAGTATTGAATCTGAGTCGGGTAGTTTCCGTGAAACCTATACTGATTTTAATGTACAAACCATCAGCGACTCTTACGATGTTGCAGGTGAAACACGTCGAAACCTCGAAGGCTTTGCGTTGAGCTACATTCCAGAAAACCTATAATCCATAAGGAAAAACAACATGTTTCAAGTTGAAGGCACACTGCCTGTCGCGTTAAAAGCACTCAAAGGTCAGACTGAGATTAAAAGCAAAAAAATTGTCATGCGCCAAATGACGGCTATTGAATATATGCAGTCACAATCAGGCGTTGAAGGTCAATATATTGCGATTTCGGATCTTGCAGTGATGACTAAGCTGGTGGATGAAGATGGTAAAGAGCATGACATTACTTATGACATGTTAGGTCATTCATCTAAGTCCAACCTTGAATACCTCAATGGAAAGTTGAAAGAACTTGAAGCAAAGGAAAAAGCCGAAGAGTAACGGAGGGAGCGCGGTTAATCCGCGCTCTTCTTGCTATGGGCATCCCATACTCTGAAGCCGTAAAGCTTCCGACTGATGTGGCAATCGCCATGCTCGTAGATGAGCGGCCAAACAATACTCGTCCTAAAACACCTAAAAAACAGCAAAGTCCGAAAACTGAAACTTCAACCACAACGACCACCACCAAGGTTGCAACGAAGCGTAGACACTCCAAACCAAAGGCATAAGCGATGAGCAAGAACTCTGTAGTCTCCTTAACCCTTCAAGTCAAAGGCCAGCAAGCCAGCCAAGAGCTAAAGCGGATTGCTACAGAGCAAGTCACCGCTGTGCAAAGAATTAATACTGAACAGCAAAAGCTTGCACCCATTCAAGCTAGTCAGATTAATAATGCTAAAAAAATCTCGGATGAACTTCGTAAACAAGGTCAAGCATTTACGACACAAAAACGTGAAGTACTTGCTTTGGATACCGCTCGTAAGCTAGGGATTAGAACTGAGCAACAGATTAATGCTGAGATTAAAAAGACGCGGGACACTTACGCTCAATTCAGTATTCTACAGCGGCAAGGCGTTATCACAGCCAAGGATTTAGAACGTGCTTATGGAGTAGTAAATACAAAAGTTGCACAGCTGAATCGTGAGATGGGAAAAACAGATCAAATTTCAACGGCAATGAAGAAAGTTGAAGATTCTTCAATCGTAACGGCTACGAATGCAACAAACATGGCTGGAACATGGAAGGATGCCGCAAAATCCTTAGCTGCTATGTATGGATCTATGCAGGCCATGAATGCCTTAAGAGCAACAGTTACAACAAACCTTGATTTTGAGCGTGATGTACTTGAAATGAAGCAAAATGCAGGTATGACAACTGCTCAAGCAAGTGAAATTCGTCAATTAGCTATTGATGAATCTGGGAATACCTTGCAAACCCCTCAAGATGTATTGAGAGCATCTAAGTCTTTTGCGCGCGCAGGTGATAAATTTGAAGATATTAGAGGTAATACGATTGAGGCTGCACGTGCAGCAGCTCCCTACAGATCTACGCCAGAGCAAGTCGCAAATATGGATTTTGATTTGCGGAGTAAAATGGGTATTAAAAATCAAGATATTCCAGCTGTTAACAATATGCTGTATTACCACGGTAATGCTGGGCGTTTTGAAATGGCTAGTTTTGCTCAATATGCACCTGAAATGCTATCAGCAGCCACTAATGTTGGTATTAAGGGTGTTGAAGGCTCAAACTTTGTGGGTGCTTTATCTCAAGTATTAATGAATAAGGCATCAATCAATGAGCCAGGCAAAGTCAAGACCATGCTTGAGCAAGGGATTGGTCATATCACTGCACCTCACTACGTTAAGGGTCTGAAAAAGTTTGATATTGATGTTGAGAAATATCTACCCAATGGTCAATTCTATGGAGATGGTGGTGTTGAGGGGGTTTTAGCATTAACAGAGGAAATGAAGCGCAAAGGTCTTACAAATCCATTTAAATTAGGCCAAGCTGGATTCTCTGATCAGGAAACTACCAAGTTTTGGCTTTCAATGATGCAATACACTGATGAATTAAAAAGAGAAATGGAAAAAGGTCGTCAGAGTGCTAAAAATGATCAAATTGGCATTGATTTACAAGAAATGCAGAGATCTAACTTTGGTAAGGTCAAACAAGCTGAAATCACCATTGAAAAATCAAAACTTAGTGAAACAGGCCAAGATGTGACTAATGCCGCTGGAGTTGGAGCGCAACTATTTAGTGAGCATCCCGTGGCGGCAACTATTGGAGCTGGTGCGGCCGCAGCTTATGGATATAAAACCTATGGAACGGTTAAAGCGAATGGGGTTTTAAACAGTTCTCGGGCTTTAGCACGTGCTGGTGCTGTAACTACTGTTGGTTTTGGTGCATATGATGCATACAGTGCTTATAAAAATCCTAATCTATCTACTGTGCAAAAAAATGCTGAATATACAAAGGCTGGCGTAACAACTGCGAGCACTCTAGCTTTAGGCTACGCGGGGGCTAAAACAGGTGCGATAGCTGGTGCGGGAATAGGTGCTTTTTTCGGTGGAGTTGGAGCTGCTCCTGGTGCAGCTATTGGTGGGATTGTTGGTGGTGCTGCGGGGAGTCTCAGCGGTTGGTGGTTGGGTGAAAAAGCGGGTGAAGAATTAACAGCTGAAGTTGCTGAATCTAGTACCAATCAAACTCAGGCTATAGAGGATATGAAAAATACGCTTTCAGCCAAGCTTGATGTTTTAATTAATACCACCCAACAAAACAAGCCAATTCCTTTCAGCGCAAGCGGCTTACTGGGTGATATTACCAATCATGCAGCAGCTGAAGAGAAGCGCCATGGTGCACCACCGCCATACATGATGGTCAATAAATAATTCAAAATAAAAGGAAGCCTTTCCGTCTGATATAAATTCGATGAATTTTGAATAATGACCTCCTCTAATGGAGGTTTTTTTATGGGCTGGGCTGAAGAACTACAAGATGCGAGTTTTCGCGGTGTGCAATTTGAATGTACATCGACCAATGATGCTGTGTCTAAAGCCTTGGCAATTCAACAAGCTCCATATTCTAATGATGCTGAAATTGAAGATATGGGGAATAATCCGCGCAATATCTCAATCAATGCGGTTTATACAGGTGATGATTATAAAACGTGGGCAGATGCCTTAGAGGCAGCATTGCTAGAGACTGGATCGGGCGAGTTGATTCACCCAGTTTACGGCATTATGCAAGTCAATGTAGTGGATTACGCGATTGACCACGCTGCTGAAAGTGTTGATTCATGCACCATTTCAATGAAGTTCATTCGAGCCAAGGATAAAAAACGTGAGTTATTTATTCCTGTGGCTGTACCTGATGAAATTTACACTGAAGACATCATTGATGTGCCTGCCACCGCATTAGAGCAGTATTTAAAAAAACTAGAAGTCCTTGATCAAAATCAATTCTTTGATGCTGTCAATAATATCCGCAATGGCATCAATACCTTTCGTGATGGTTTGAATCTGGCTAAAACCACGATTGAAAATGTCCTGGCTCCAGCATCATTTATCGTTGGCTTGGTTGATGATCTAAGCGGCCTAGTTACCTTTGATGCCAATATTTCTGCATTATCCAAATGGCGTGATTTAGTCCATCGCGTTGGACGTTTTGAAAAGTTATTTCAAAATGATCAATCTTCACCACAACTTCAGCAGTTGTGGCGAGCAACGCAAGTGGCATCCACGGTTGCAATCACTCAGCAAGTGGTTGATTCAATTCGTTTGGAAATGGCTGAAAATAAAGAAACCAGCCTGACGCCCATTGATTTGGCGGTGATTCGTCAGACCGCACGTCAGTCCATCCAGTCTGCGATTAATACCGAGCGTGAGTTGGTTGCGACAGACTTAAAGGCAACCGCTGTCAGTCAAATCCAAGTTTATAAAGAAACAGCTGACCAACTTCATCTACAAATTCAAGCACTGATTGAAATCCGTCCACCCGTGACCAAGACAGTGATTACTGTGCCTTGCACACTGCATTGGCTGGCACATTTTTTATATGAAGATATGAGCCGTGCCAATGAAATCAGACAATTAAATCCTAATTTGGTGAATCCATCTGCACTTCGCCCTGGCATGGAGTTGATTGTTTATGCTCGATAACCAAGGCAATGAAATCACCCTAAAAATTGGGGGCTATTTGATTCAGGGATGGGATTCAATTTCTATTGATAGTCAGATTGATACTCCAGCGGAGAATTGGAGTTTTAAGCTGTTTCAGACCAATGGTCAGGCATTACCTAAAGACATTGCTGGCGCCAAGGATATTCAGGTTTTTTACAACAAAGAGCTGATTTTAACCTCAATTGCGGACAAGGTTGCTGAAGCTGTCAGTCGTGATGGCTATGGTCTTGAAATTAGTGGTCGTGATCTGGCTGGGCAATTAATTGATTGTTCTGTGCCTATTTTTAGTGGTCGCCAGCTCACCTTAGAAGCTTTGCTGAGCCAATTTGTTTTAGCTGGAGACTTGGGTTCTCAAATTCATGATGTGCGAATTCAAAACAATGCCTGGCTAAAAAATAAAGTTTCCGTTGAGCCAGGTGAAGCACTTTGGGATGCGATTGCTAAAGCGGCTGCGGTCACAGGCCAGCATGTTTGGTTGGAGCCGAATGGCACATTGGTAGTCGGCGATCCATTTGCTCAGCCTTATATGGTGCAGACCCCGCTGCGCCTGATCAAGCCATTAAATAACAATAATAATGTGTTGAATTTATCTTATGTGAATGATGTATCGAGCGTCTTCAGCGAAATTAAAATTTTAGGTCAGGATGCCAAAGGCAGCCATGTCTTATCCAGCATCACTAGTGAGACTCAATATACCTTCAACCGCTTAAAGATTGTTTCACTGGGTGATGTTGAAACTAAAGCTGAAGCCGACGCAGCGCTGAAGAAAATCAAAAAAGATAATGACCTGCAAGCCTATTCATTGGATGCAACGGTGAGCGGTTGGACAGTTGATGGCAAGGTTTGGACGCCTGGCTGGCATCTCAATTTAGAAACCAATGCACTATCGAATGCGACAGCCAAATGGGCGGTGTATGGCCGTACCTTAACCCTTTCTCGCAATGAGGGAAAAACCACAAAACTGCGTATGAAACGCCAGGGCGATTGGGTACAACCTTTAACCCATAAAGAGCCAGCCCCTAAAAAGACCACTAAGCGCAAAAAAGCCAAGAAAGACACAGATAAACCGACTGGAGCACAACCATGATTGGCTCAACACAACGACAAATTGCCCGAGGTATGGGGCAAATCCGACAAGCCTTTTTGGGTGTGATTGCACGTGGCAGCTCAAAACTTTTACAGCTGACAGGTGTGGCAGATGAAGTGCTCGATGAGGTCGAACTCATCCAGCAAGTTGGCTTTAGCTCCTATATTCCTGAAGGAAGCCGCGTGGTCATTATTCCACTTCAGGGTAAAACCTCACGTTCAATTGTTGTGGCAACCGATGGTGCACCCATCGTGATTAATGTCGCTGAAGGTGAAACATGCATCTATGACCAGTTTGGTCATTCAGTTTGGCTCAAAGAAGACGGGACACACATTAAAGGCAATTTGTATGTCGATGATGGTGATGTATTTGTCACTGATGGCAGTGTGACTGCATCTGAAGATGTGACTGATAAGAAAAGCAGCATGCAAGACATGCGGGATATTTATAACGGGCATACCAATGGCAATACACCGCCTCCAGCTCAAAAAATGTAGGTGAAGACATGGCAGCAATTAATTTAGAAACAAAAGATTATGTACTTCTGAGTCTTGATGCGACTTTTGTCAATGATGATGTGCAATGTGTCTGCCAGCGCCTTGGTATTCACCGTGGCAAGTATTGGGCAAACCCTAAATTAGGCAGCCGCCTTTTTACGTTGAACCGCAGTAAAGACTTGCCACGTAACCTTTTGCTGGCAAAACAATATGCCGAAGAAGCACTTGAGGACTTAGTACCCTCACGTTTTGAGTCTATTGCAGTTCTGGCGACTCAATCGGAAAAAAGTCGCGTCGATCTGATGATTGATGCTGTATCCATTACTGGTGAAAGCCAAAAGATTCTTTATTTTGTTCCAGTGGGAGGCTAAAGCAGTATGTATCAAATTCCTGCTTTTTCTAAATTGCACCTAGTGATTGTCCAAGAGATTCGCAATCAGACCGGTTTAACGATTACCCCTGATTCAGATGCGTCTATTCGTGCTGATGGAACAGCTGCGGTGGTTGAAGGTTTGTATCATCATCAAGCTTATATTCAGCGCCAACTTTTTGTGCAAACGGCAGATGAACCCTATTTATATATACATGCTGAAGAACTCAAAGTACCCCGTTTAGGTGGTACACGTGCTTCAGGTACAGTTAAAGCCAAATCGAATGTGCAGGTCACCATTGAGGCAGGCACAAAACTGACCGATGGCAAAGGTTATTTTTGGAATGTGGTCGCGACTGTAGTTGTGCAGCCAAACATTACCACTGAGGTCAGTGTCACTGCGGATCAGTTGGGCGCTTCATGGAATTTCACTGGCTCATCATTGATTTGGGTAGGTCCAATCGCTGGCCTAAGTGGAACTGCTGAAGTTGTTTCTATTGCTGGAGGCTCGGATCAAGAAGAGCTTGAAGCCTGGCGTGCACGCATGCTTGAGGCTAAACAACTAGGTCAAGGGCGTGATCGTGAAGCAGATTTAGCACGTGCTATGAAAAGCGTTGCAGGTGTTGGAAAAGCCTACATTTATAAAAAGCGTCGCGGTTTAGGTTCTATGGATGTAGCGATTACAGCGGTTGGAAATCCACCCACTTTGCCGACACAGGCGCTTATTGATGCAGCTAAAGTTGTTTTAGATGCTGAAGCGGGATTTTGGGCAGATTGCCGTGTTTATTCACCTACAGAGCAATTGCTCCCAGTTACAGCTCAAGTCAGTGGTCCGGGTGTGATTTTGTCTGATGTTGAAAATACGATTCGTAATTATATTGCTGAGCTTGGGCCTGGTGAAGAATATCAAGCTAACGTGCTGGTTTCACGCATTATGGCCTTGAGCAATGTTACAGACTTAGTGCTCAGTCCTTCAATGAATATTAAGCCTGTGGTCGATTGGATGCATACCCGTTGGTTGCGTGCTGGCAGTGTTTCAGTGAGTAGTGCGTGATGACTTTAGAAGAAACAACAGAACTTTATGCTTCCGTATTACGTCAACTATTACCCGTTGGAGGCTATGACACTTCACCCAATACTGAAGTGTTGTCAAAGGACATATACGCTCATGCAAAGCTATTTGCCCACGCTGATCTTGACGCAAAACGCCTATTAAATGTTTTGGAAGGCTTTCCGTCTGAACTGATTTCCGAATATGAAGCAGAATATGGTCTACCGCTTAAGTGTTCAATTAATGCAGGTAGAACGATTGAAGAGCGCATTAGCGTTTTAAGATGGATTCGACAGCACCGTAATGTGATGAATCGTGACTATCTTGAACAGATTTTAGCGATTTTTGGTGTCACTTTGGTTGATGTTGTTAAGCACCGTCCAATGTTGTGTACGGCCCCTTGTACCTCTCCAGTAAATACAGAGCGTTTACGTTACAAAGTTCTATTGAGACTTCAATATCCTATGACTGCTGATATGAGCTGCATTATTGAAAACTATTTACCAGGTTACTTGCGTATTGAATGGATGATTGATATGCCGTGGGGTAACTGGATTCTTAATTCTGGTGTAACGGTAAATACAAACGGTATTGCGCATTACACAGCGTATAAAACCAATCAGCGTGAATATTATGATAGTTATGCGAACTTGGACTTAACAGCAGCGATTGTACGATCATTGCATGATACTGATATGCAGCAATGGCAGGCGGTAAAGGATGCGGCTAATGAACTGACGGGTGTAAACAATTGGACTGTAGACGCATCAAATTCATGCATTTTGTATAATGACCCGAACATCGATCCTGTAAATTATTATAAAAACCACTATGCTTCTGCAACTATATATGACAGCGCAAAAGATGCTTGTACCAGTAATGAAGTGACAACTAGGCTAGCGAATTCATATGGCCCGGGCGGTGAATTTTACTTATACAAAAATACATCATGTCATTACAATCAAATGTTTTATGGTTCAAATAGAAGTATCAATGTACAAATTTTTCAAGGAGTTAGATCAGAACCTATTGATGCATCTGTAAATATACATTTTACACAAATTGCAGAAAAAATCATTTCAAACACATCGTCGTCTAATCAAGCCATTTCGCTATTTGCTGAAGCATATTTAGAAAATGTCGCAAAAAGTATCTTTGCGGTAGATGAATCAAAACGGTTTGTAAAACTTACAGACCTCATTTCCAAATTTGAAACCAACAAAACATTAAGAACTTAAGGAACTATCATGAAACGAATTGATAGTGTAAACGCACGCGAAGATGTAAACGGTACTGGTAAAACAGGCTTTCATGACAACGCTGATTTATCAGGGCAAGATGCGACGTATATAACACCAACTTGGCTGAATACAATCCAAGAAGAGTTATCTAACCTGCTTGAGTTACACGGTATTCAGCTTGATCCCAATGACAATGCTCAACTCTATGGATTGCTAGCAACAGATGCTGACTTACTGGCTTTATCTGAAGCTGTAGAACAGCGTATTTCTGCACTTGCAGCAATCACAGCTACCAAAGCGGCCTTAGATCAAAGTGTAAGCTATTTAATGGCCGAACTTGGTCAACACAAGGCAGCTTCTAACCCGCATCCACAGTACTTGTTGGCCTCAACATTTGGTGTGCATCTTTTAATGACTGCAAATAACCAAACAACCCCAATTGATGATAAGCACAATGTTTTGGGTTGGAATGGTGTGGACGGTAACTGGGTTCTTAGTACTGGCACAATTGATTGGGGGAAGTCACGATCTGGGTCAATTGAGTTTTCACCATTTCGTGCCTATGGAACATTCTTGCTAAGATCATATATATCAACAGCCGATGGGTACAACATTAATGTTCGCGTTTTAGATGAGAACAATAATTTAATTCAAGCATATCCAATCGCAAGTTATACAGGCGGTGCAAAGACAGTTGAAATTAAAGAAGTCTTCAACATCCCTAAAAATGCGAAAGCAATTATTGATTGGAGCGTTCGTGCTGGTTATGTTAAAAAAGCCGCATTATCCATCGGGCTTTATGTTGATGATCGAGTAAAAGTATTTACACCTGTAGGTCTTACCTCTATTGTTGACAATACTGACTTTTCGGAAAGTAATAGCTCATCAGCTGAAAGTGATTATTCTAGCTTCCCTAATTACCAGTGGTTCTATGCTGATGTTTCTGGTCGTTACTTTGAATTAAGTGCTTTAAGTACTTTAGAAAGCCCTGTAAACAAAATACCACACTACAACCGAAGCTTATTTGCATCCAATCTTAATGAAGACTTGTTCATCGTTGTACAGGTTGCCAAACAAACAATTGAGTCTGATTACACACCATTAGATACTCAATTACTGCGAGCACAAACGGATGAAGGCGGTAATGTAGTTGTTTCTGTGCCATACGCAATGCGTAATATCGAAACACCAAATGCTGAGACGCTTGTTTATACATTTGCATACTACGATGATGAAATTGTTCTTAACGGTCACACTTTCCCAGCAGGAAGTCTAAACGGAGAACAAAAGATATATTCACGCCCATAATCAAAAGCCATGTGATCACACATGGCTTTTTTATTGCAAAACTGAAACGTTCTTGCAGTGGGTGCAATAGAAAAATGAGGGATTTATCTCGAAAAAATGAGGGATTTATCTCGTCGCGCATCATCTAGGTCGCAGCAGGAACGCAATTCAGACACAAATCTGGATTGCGATGATCGCCTATTTATTGCTGAGTTTCGCTCAACATTTAGGAAAAACAGGTTGGACAGTTCAACGTTTACTCAGAATAATTCAAGTGAATTTGTTTGAAAGAAGAACTTTAAAAGCTTTATTTTC